TGGCCTGCCACCAGAGCCTCGCCGGGCGCCAGTTCGATCACTTCACGGGAGATCTTGCCTGCGCCCTCGGACAGCAGGAATTCACCGGCATGAACCGGCTCTACGTAGGTGTTGCTCATGGTCAGGCTCCTCGACCGGGACGGGATTGGGTGGCCTGCCGACGGGCAGACCAGATACTGCTTGGATTGGGTGCTTTCGCCTGGACCTTCTCAGGCAGGTCGTCAGCGGGAGGCAGACTGTTGTCGATCTCGAAGCCCTTGCCGCTGCCGACCAGCTTGTCGAACAGGCGAGCCCGTACTGCGTTTGCCTCCAGGCCGGCCTGGACGTACTCGCCGGCCATCTCGGGCAGGCGGGCTGCCACACAAAGATCCCGCACCGCCTTGGCGCGAGTCAGCGCCGCCTGCACGGTGGCTTCGTCCGCCAGCTTGGTCGAGTCGATCAACGGCTCGACAAGGTTGCTGATGCCGGCCTGAGCGCAGGCTTGGGTGATCATCAAGGCCAAGGCCGCGGAGTCGCTTGCGGTCTGCGCCGGAGCGGAAGGGACGCCATCGGGCTCTTGGACAACGGGCTCGGCCGGTTCCTCCTTGGCGGCCTTGAGCTGATCCAGCAGCGCCTGCGGGGTGTTCCGGTAGCGCGCCATGGCGGAGCCCTGCCCCAGGCAGGCCTGGACCTTCACGTCAGTGATGACCTCATCGGCCAGCCCCAGCGCCAGAGCCTCCGAGGCCGAGAGCCAGCTTTCATCGTTGATCAGTCGTCGCAACTCCGCGTCATCAATGTTCGGCGCCTTGGCCTTGTAGGCCGCGATCATTGCCTCGACGGCCTTATCGAGTACATCCGCCACCCGACGAAGATCCTCTGCATCACCACCCACCCAGGTGTACGGGTTGTGGACCATCAAAAAGTCAGTCGAGCGCATGATCACACGGTGGGCGCCGCTGACCGCCACGCTGCCCGCACTGGCAGCCAGGCCATCGACCCGGCCGGTACAACGCTCGCCCAAGCGCCTCAGCGCGCTGTGGATGGCAAGGCCCTCGAACAGGTCACCGCCGTTGGTGTTGAAGGCCACCACGACCGGCGACACACCGTCGTCCACCGCCTTCAGATCCTGGATGAACTGATAGGCAGTGATGCCCCAGGCACCAATCTCGCCATAGACATAGACTTCGATGACCTTCGAGTCGGCATCATCTTCCGGCGCCGCAGCAGTGATCGAATACCAATGCCCATCCTCGACTGGCAGGACCGCCTTGGCCTTGTTGAAGATGCGGAACGGCATCAACGGTTTCATGTTTTCCCCTTCTGTTCGGAGTCATCAGGCTCGTCATCAATCGCTGACAAGCCGCTGTATTGGAGGCCCAGGGCATGCGCCCGAGCGATGTCTGCGGCGTTCTCTTCGTCGACGATCTCCGCGTCGGTACCCGAGCGCAGGCACATCTCGCTGCGGGACGTGAACCCCGCAGCGACCTCGAGCATGCGCGCCTGCACGTCCTGCACCGGCTGGATGTAGGCCCAGCCCTGCGGCACCCACCGCGTCCGCAGGTACTGGCGGCGGTTGAGGGTGTAGTCCACCAGGTCCAGCGAACCGGCCAGCACCGCCATGTCCATCCACGCCGCCCGCACCGGGCGACACAGCTGGTGGACATAAACCGAGAACTGCAGCTGCTCCAAGCGGCGCCGAAACTCGTTCAGCACTACCCGGATGACACGGTCGTTAACACCGCGCATGTCACCCGTCATCAGCTCGTAAGGCAGACCCGCACCAGCGGCGGCAGCCATCAGCTGCTGCCGCATGAAGTCGGGGTAGTTGTTACCGCCATCGGGCGGGTCTGAGAATTCCACCTGCTCGCCGGGCCCCAGCTCCTGCATCGTGCCGGGCTCAAGGGCCACCATAGGGGTGAAGGCATCCCGGTCATGTACGATCGCCCCCCCTGTGATCATGTCCATGGGCGGACCACCACCACCTTCCGGCGCCGGCTTGCGAACGAAGCCGGCAAACAGGTTGGCAACCTCCTGCCGGAACAGCACCGCGTCGTCATAGTTGTCCAGGCTGCGCAGGCGCTTGAGGATCGGTGCCAGCCTGGGCACCCCTCTCAACTGGCCGGGCTCCAGCGGCTCGAAGATGTGCAGCATCTGTTCAGCCGGCACCCGCACAAGCGGGTTATACCCAGCGTTGAGCGAGGCCTTGTCGCTGGGGTGATTGCGGTAGCACCAATAGGCCACTCGGCGCCCGATGCTGTTGAACTCGATCCCGGCCCGGATCGTATTGCCAGAGCGCGTCATCTCGAACTTGTCGTGTGGCACGAACTCCGGCGCGAGACATTGCACCTGCAGCGGTACCGCCAGGCCATCCTCCAGCCGGCGTGGCCGCAAGCGCACGAAACATTCACCGGACTGCTCAACCGTGCGCGCCACCAGGGCCTGCTGGCCGTAGAAGTCGGTACGCTCGTCGGCATCCGACTCGTCCACCCAGTCCTCCCACAGCTCCTGCATGGCTTTGCGCAGGGCCTTGTCGAGCAACCGTGGCTGCGGCGTGATTCCGGTGCCGATCAGGTTGCTGACCCGCTTGTCGATGATGTTGGCCGCATAGGGGTCATTGCGTACCGCTGCCCGCGACCGCGAGCGCAGATTGCGCAAAGCGGGCATGATCAGACTGTTTGGCCCCGTGTCCGGGGCATCCCAGCCAGAGGAACGCCGCCCTTCGGCGGCGCCCTCATAGCTGGCCTTGATCCGCTCGGGTACCAGAAGCCCCGAACGCGTGGAGATATAGCGGCCGCTCACAGCCCCTTACCTCCATGGAAGAGCCGAACCGCACGGGAACGCGGGCCAGCCGCCTGGGCCAGCTCGGTACGGATCTGATCGCGGACCTTCATGAGCTCATCTACTGAGCGGTATTCGACGGTGCGGTCGCTGTAGCGAACGATCCGTTCGCCACGCGCAATCGCACGCTCGACAGCCGCGAGTTGTGCTGGGGTATATGCCATGTCAGCGTCTCTTCAGATAGCCGCTGCTGGAGCTGCGGCGTTGCATTGGTTGAGGTGCAGGGCGAGGCGGCGGTGGAGCCGGCCGTGGAACGGGCCGAGCCGGGGGCGGTGTCGTTGATACAGGTTCGTCATCAGCCTCCCCGTCGTCGTCATCGTGCTCGATGACAGGTTGCGTCGTAGGTGGTGGCTCATCAAACAAACTCGCCTGAGACAGCGCCTGCCGCAGCTTGTCCCAGTCCTGCTCGCCGTATCGATGCAGGCCGAGGTAGTTGGCCATAGCCAGGTTGTACACCATGAGGTCGAGTGCTTCGTTGCGGTCGGCCTTACCCTTAACCCACTCGATGCGCTTGTACCCTTTCACATAGCGGGCGATCTTGCGTTCGGCCACGCACTGCTGGAAGAACTCATCGGGCAAATCCCTGGGGAAGTGCAGCGCTCCAGGTCCCGACTCGAAGCTGTAACGGTTGTAGATCCAATCCTTGGCCGTATCGGTGCCGACCATCCACAGCTCGGCGCCGTTGCGTTCGGTCTGGCCCTTCCAGGTGACATCCACCAGGGACGGCCGCTGGGCGATTACCGGCTTGCCCGGCTTGCTCGCCCCTTTCAGGGCGAAGATGTTGCGCCAACGGCGGACACGGGTGAACTGGTAGACCTCATGGGTATGGTGACCACCGGAGTCGATACCGACAGCCAGGATACCCAGGCTCACGCCGCAGGGATGGCGGTACCGAACCTTCAATCGCTCGTCCAACAGATCCCACGTGCGCTGATCAGCCGGATCGCCGGGGATAACCTGGTGATCAATGACCCAACGCTCCATGCCTGCACCGTAGCCCAGCGTCATCAGCTCCAGGCGATTGGCCTGAACGTCGACCGCACCGGTGATCACCAGCACGCCGACAGGCACGGTACCGAGGACATAATCTTCCTGCAGAGCTCGCGCCTGCAGCACCTCGGCCTTGGTCTGCTCGACCGCACTGTCCCATACCTTCGCCAGACGGGTGTTGTAAAACACCTGCATGGGTTCAAGGTCGCCTCGGTCTTGGGCGCGCTTGGCCTTCTCGAATTGCTTGGCCAGGTCAGCCCATGAGGTCCAACCGAGCGGGGCGTACAGCGCGTTGAGGTGGAAACCGACCGTTTCACCATCGCCGTTGGCGTGCGCGCGCCATTCCCCCTGAGCGAGCATCTCACCCTTGTGATGTTCCTCGATCAGTACATCGCAATCGGGTGAAGAGCACTTGTAGTGGACGGTCTGGAAGTCAGCGGAGTACAGCAGACGCTCCCACTCCAGCACCTGCAGATGACCGCAAGTTGGACAGGGCACGTAGTAATGCCGCTGGTCGCTGGTCTCAAAAAGATCAGCGATGCGAGAGGCCCCCTTGATGGTGGGCGAGCTGGAGAAGTAGAACTTCGCGTTGCGCCCAAAGGTACTGCCCCGTGTCTCCGCCAGCTCGATGGGGTCGCCCTCTTCATCGACGTCCACATCCCAGCGGTCGACCTCATCACCGTAAATGAACCGCGCAGCCAGCTCTGCCAGGTTGGAGGCCGAGCCGGCCGTGGTCGCATACAGCGTGCCGCCCTCGAACTCTTTGGTATCGATGGTGTTCTGGGCACTCCGGGACCGGGCGGCCGCTACGCGGGACTTCAGCTCAGGCGTGACATTGATGGTCTTACCGATCCGCGCAGACACCCGCTTGGCCAGAGCCAGGCTCGGCAACAAGGTCAGGATGTTGGAGGGAGACATGTGGATCAGTGCCCCAATCCAGTTCAGGGCGATCTGAGTTTTCATTAGCTGCGAGGCGACCATGGTGATGACGCGCTTGCAGGGATGCGCTGGTGAGAGGCAGCGCATGGGTTCACGGGCATACGGCGTCCGCGCCGTGCGGTATTTGCCGGGCTCGGCTGCGCCGGTATCACGCGGGATCCGCATGTACTCGTCAGCCCATTCATCCACCCACAATTCAGGGTCGGGCTTCAGCCCCCGGCCATACGCTTCGCGGTACGCCTTCGCACCGTCCGCGTATCCGGTGTGCATAGGCTCAGCTCTGTGTCATGGCTTGGTTGAGGTCGGCGCCGCTCATCTTCGCCGCGTCGTCGAAGACTTGGCGGAAGGCGCCCGCGAGGCGTTTTTCGATTTCCCAGGAATCGCTCATACCGGTCAGCTCGGCGGCGAGCTGCGGAGCAAGGCCGAACATGAGATCCCGTAGCGTACGACCAGCAGTAAAGGCGGCATCCTCCACCGCCTTGCGGTCGACCAGGTTGCCCTTAAGCTGGTTGAACTCAGCCTCAGCGATCCGCGCAAGGTAGAACTCACGATGCGCCCTCGCCTTCTGGAAGTCCGGCCCCTGGGCGGGGTGGTGAATCGCTGGCTGCACCGCAGGTGTGTCGCCGCCTGGCTGGAGCTGGCTATGCACACCACACTCGACTTCGTTTTCTTTAGGCCGGGCCGGTGGCCTCGAGATCGGCGAGAGATCTGCCAACGGATTTAGCTGGCTGTATACGTCTCGCTGAACTCTCTCCTGCTGATGGCGGGCAGCGACGGCAGCTTTGCTTGGATCAGCTGTCTCCTGAATTTTGGCTAGGGTCGCCTGCACGTCTACCAGTTTTCCATCGGGAGAAAGCACCAGCCGGTCGTTGTTTTTCAGCCAGGTGATGTAGCTGGGTGATCTCCCTATGCGAGCCGCGAAGGCGCTCTTTGACATGAAGTTCGACTCCGTCATGAGCCCTCCATTTCAATGGCATTTCAACGAACAACCTTTCAATTTCAACAGGTTGAATTTCAGTAAGCTGGCAAACCTTCCGCTAACGAAGAACCGCGGGTTCCCAGTCCCGTACCCCCCGAAATTTGCCAGGGTCCCCGGCCCCCACCAGGCGGGCAGCCGGGTCACTGGCCTGCCTCGCCGCCCCGTGGCGGCATCTCGCAGACGCCCAGCCGCTTGGCGGCCCAGCGCTCGTAAAGCCCGATGGCCACGTCGGCACCCGCCATCGCGGTGAGGCAGCCGATCCCGCCTGCCGTCCAGATCGACAGACCCGCCGAGTAGAACAGCATGATGGTCGACAGCCCGCACACGACGCAGGCACCAGAGCGCAGCACAATCCGGCGCACAAGCGACCAGCCGCTTACCCCTGCCTTGTCGGCTCGCCACATCTCGCCGGACACCCCGCCGACCAGGGACAGCACGATCACCATCCAGATTGGCGC